CTAGAGGCTGGTATAAATTTCGTGCTGCTGACTGGGGCTATTCTTCTCCTGCTTGTGTTTTATGGTTTGCTGTGGATTATAATAATAATCTTTGGATTTATAGAGAATTATATACTTCCAAAGTTACTGCAGATAATTTCGCAAGACAAGTAATTACATTAGAGAATAAAGAATATATACACTATGGTGTATTAGATTCTAGTACTTGGGCAAGAAGAGGTGATGTAGGTCCAAGTATTGCAGAAACAATGATACAAAGTGGTTGTAGATGGAGACCATCAGATAGATCACCTAAAAGCAGAATTAATGGTAAACTAGAAGTTCATAAACGTTTACGAATAAATGACAAAGAACCAGGTATTAGAATATTTAAAACTTGTAGAAATTTGATTAGAACTTTAGGATCATTACCAACAGATAATAAAAACCCTGAAGATGTGGATACTAATGCAGAGGATCATGCATATGATGCATTACGTTATGGTTGTATGAGTAGACCAACACATCCTAAATTTGCAGAAAGATTTAGAACTTCATTTACTCAAGATAGTTATCAGATGGCTGATAATAAATTTGGATACTAATGCCGTTAAATAAAAAAGGTAAAAAAATTAAAAAAGCTATGGTAAAACAATACGGTAAGAAAAAAGGTCAAGCCGTATTTTATGCTATGGAAAATTCTGGAAAGTTAAAGGGTGTCAAAAAAAAGAAAACTTCCCGAAGTTAATAAAAAAATTTTTCCATACGATTTAGTAATCGCCTGGTGGGAAGATATTGTTGCTGATTCAATTTGGGTTGATATACCTGATATAAAAAAATCAACTACTGCAGTTTGTTGCACTGTTGGTTGGCTTATGAAACAAGATGATAAAGTTACAATTTTAATGTCTGATTTTAATTTTGAATCAAACAATGAAATAAAACAAGGTGGTGGGCATACAACCATACCAACTAAAAATATATTAAAAATTAAAAAAATAAAAATATAACAGGAGAGCACGATGGAAACTAAATTTGATCCAAAAGCTAAAGTTAAACAAGGTCAGTTCAGTGATGCACCTGATGGAAAAAATCCAAACAGGGAACACACTAATATTGATTTTGAGAAACATGCACCTAGAAAATATCAGCAGTTTGAATATGATGTAACAGAAGCCAGTAAACCTGGTTCAGAGCATGTACAAGATTCTCTATTTAACATGGCTGACGAAAAAGATTATTAATGAGTCTTGGACCTAAAAGTAATTTTATACCTGTAGTTTATGCAGGTACTAAGAAAAAAAAGAAAAAGAAGAAAAAAACTAAAAGGAGAAAACCCGCATGATGAAAAGATATATGCACGGAGAGCTTGCACCTGATGTAGCTAAAAAACCTAATGAGCCAATGGCAATAGATCCTAATTCAAAAGTAAAACAAGGAGATATGTCTGGTGATGGTAATGATGCAAAAGGTAAATCAAAATCAAAAGTAGATCCAGCAATCTTTAGAATGGCTGAAGAAAGAGATTACTAATCTAAATGGAAGAAGAGAAAAAAGATAATGGCGGCTACGAAGC